ACAATTACGTTTGCAGCAGTTACAGCAGCAGCAGCGATTTGTTGCCCTGCAGGAATATCTCCTGCAGCAGCAGCAGTTCGAATGATTTTTTCAAATCCATCAAATGAATTATTTGAAACCGCAGCAGTATCACCTTGCCATATATTTAATTCCGTTGAGTTTGCAACCTCTGATGCTACGTGAGCAATTAAAAAGTCACTAAACTTAGGTGGTAAAGACTGAGATAATCCGAATCCCATTGATTGGCTTTCCCAATCATTTACAAAGTCTTTTTTACAAAGTTGTAAATTTACTTGTAGTTCAGTAGGTTGAATAATTCTTTCAGTTAAAGTTACTGAAGAATTTGGATTGAAGTCACAAGTGGCAGGACTTACTAAGCTTCCTGTTGCAAGTTTCTTAATTACTTCCTTATAACTGATATTCGCTTTTACTGTCACCCCACCATCATTAATTGTACTTGCCGATAAAAGTGCAGCAGCGATATACTCACCTGCAAATTCACCTGCATATGTAGTGGTGATATTCACCGCAGTGGCAAGCTGTACGTTTTTTAAATTACTCATTTTTTTATTTTTTATTTAATTAATTATTATGATTCTGATGCCCAAATTCCTTGTGCTCCAATTATATACCATTCAGTTAATGAAACAGCTCTTAGTAAACACCAATCACCTTTTATAGATGTTGCTTTTGTATTGATAAAATCTTTATCTAACACACCACCTGAAGTAACTATTGAACCAGATAAAGTAATTGAACCTATGATTTTGTTTGTATCTTTTGGTGACATTACAACTGTATTGTTAGCATCAGCACCTGTGTTTCTAAAGAAAACCGTGCATCCTAAATTACCTGACGTAATTAGAGGTAAACCTATTGTTAAAGCATCAGTTGCTACATTGTGGTCGTTCCCTAACTCTGCTTCAGAAATATCTCCTGTAGCTGTGTAGTAGGATTGTGCTACTTGATTGTAGCTTTCGTCATTTGATAAATATTTATACGTACCCATTTTTAAAATTTTTATTTATTAATTATTTATTATTTAATCTTTCTAAAACTCTATCCATTGTAGTTCCTACTCTGTTTTGAGAATATAAAAAACCTTTTGTTTTTCTTTGCTTTTTAGATTCAGGACTGTGTTTAATAGGATTTGAAGATGGCTGAGATAATTCTTCTTTTTCAACTTCAGCAAATTCTTCTTTTACTGTTCTTGATTTTAAAACTCCTTCAGCTTCTTCTTCAAGGTCTTCTTCCATTTTACTTTCTTTGTCACCTTTTAAATCTGCAACTGCGTCTTCAAGGTTCTGGATTCTTTTTTCCATTCCTTTCCAATCTCCAACATCTGCTTCTTTTTCTTCTAAGTCAGGAGTAATTTCCTCACCTTCTTCATCTTCTTTTGCAGGAACTTCGTCAGAAACTTCTCTAACATCTGCAATTAATCCTTCTTCTTCTACAACTAACAAACGAGAATCTTCAAGAATATACTCACCAACAGGTAAGGCTACTCTTTCGTCATCTGATTTGATAAAAATTTCTTTTCCTTTTTCAAATGATTCTGCTTCGACAACAGTACCATTTTCTAACTTCTGTTCTTCAAGTTTTACCTCGATGTTTAGAAGTGTTTTAATTTTGTTTAACATTTCAGTCGATTTCATAATTATATATATAACGTGATTAATTTAAAATTTTGTATTTTCAACTTATTCTTGTAACACTTCCAACCCCTTGTGCCCATATAGAACCATCACAACAAGCACGAGAATAGTTTAAAGCATCAGGACATAGGCATCCTCTTTGACCTCCATTTTGAGAGCTTCGTGCAGCTATAAAGCCTGCACTCCCTGGTCTTCTGTTTTTTCGGATTCTTCTAATCATTGATTAAAATATCTTTTATCGATTTAAGTAATTTATTATTTTCAGTCTCCATTTTTTCTTCCACCGACTCTTTAGGAGATTCCATTTTATCAGCAAAATATCCTTCGATACTGAAACCCTTAACTTTATTTGTTTTAACGTATTCGTTCCATACTTCATCGTTGTTTACTTTTACAGTACCCATCCAAGTTCCTACAGGAACATTTAAATTATATAAACGACTTTTGTCTTTCTCTTTATCTTCTACTATCCACGATTCAACAAGTGTTAATCCACTTAAAGAATGTTGATGTTCTAAAGTCGAATTGTTTTGATTACCATTTTTTAAATATAATTGAGATGCTTTTGAGATAGTATTTTTTGAAAAATATATATAATACTCATCCTCACCTGCCTTTCTATAAATTGGTTTGTTAGGAACTAAGAGAGCACCCATTAATAATTTTTTATCTTTTGAGATTTCAGCAAGTTTAATTTCTTGAGAATTTAAAGCTATAAATTCTTCCTCAATGGCAGGATTTTCTACTATACTAATTGCTTCTATTCCTGCGTCTTCTTCGTCTTCATCTAAAATTAATTCTATTATCCTCATAATTATATAACGTATTTAATTTGTGATTTTATATTTATATTGTTGCGCCCTCTATTGTGTTCCTTTCTAACCCTTGTGCTGTGGTAATATCTCCAGAAACTACATATGCTCTTGCAGGTGCTTGTCCTCCTATAGCCTCTGCTAATTGATTTGTTCCGCTTGTTCCAACAGTATTAAATGAAGGAGGTGGAGGTGCTACTTGAGGCGCACCTCCTCCGCTAACTATAGGACTTGGAGTTGCTCCTTTTCCATCTGCTTTAGTTGATAATATTTTTCTAATTTGTAATGCGCTAAACACCCCTGCAAGTGAGGCTTGAATAAAAGGATAGGCAGGAAAACCCGCTGTGATAGGGCTTTCGTTAGCAGTAGTAAAAGCATTTTGTACACCTTCAATTCCTGAAATTGTAGTTTGTCCTACTGCCATAGCTTTTCCTATAGCACTTCCTTTCCCTGCAATCTCCCCAATGAGTGCCATTGACCTCATAGCAATATCTATTTTCGCCTTCCCAACCGCCTTATCTGATTTCTCTTTATCTTTATCAGCTTTATCTTCTAACTTCTTAGTTTTTTTAGCATAGAATGCTATTATTTTATTCTTTTCTTCTTCATTACCTCCCAATCTTTCAAGTTCTGCTAAGTCTTTTTCTTGTTGTTGTTCTAATTTTAAAATTTCATCTTCATTAAATTTTTCTAATAATGCAGCTTTCTCCTCGTCTTCTACTATTTTTGCTTGGTCATCAATAATTTCTTTTTGGTCTTTAAAACTTTGCTCAATAGCAACAATCATTTCTTGTTCTTCTGTTTTTGAAAGTTTCAATGCTTCTAACGCCACAAGCCTATCGGATTTTAGTTTTTCAGCAGCTTTGTATCTATTGTCTTCATCTTTAACAATTAAACCATCTTTAAACGCTTGTACTTTTTTAAGTCGAGCTATTTCAGCATTTGCTATTGCATCTGCTGCCTTCTCATCTGCTGTCTTTTTTGCAACTATCGCTTTTCGTTCTGATTCTGCTTCTCGTAAGTTAGTAGTGATTTCAGCAGTAAGTGTTTTAGATTTTTTTAATCTTGCTGTTTCTAAATTAATTAATGCAGCTTCAAGTTGAACTTGTTCGTCTAAGTCTTCTTTCGTGGAGGCACTTAAAGAATTTTCAAGTTTTTTTGCTTCGAATCTTAATTTAGCTGCAGCAATTTCTTTTATAGTTATTTCTTCGTCTATTCTACCCGCTTCTTTTAGTGCTGCAATTCTATCTCCGATACTTACATTTTCTTTGTCTGCTGCCTTTTCTCTTAACTCATTAAACTTTCTATTTGCTTCAGCTCTTTCTAATAATAATTCTCTATCAATTTTGTCTGCTTCTGCTCTTTTGTCTGCTAACTGTCCTGCTAAAGCAATTTCTTTTTTCGTTTCTTCTCCAAAGTTTTTAATACCTTCCGTTACTTTATTAATGGATTCAAATGCATCATCAAAATTACCTGTCACAAAAGACATAATTGCATTACCAAAATTTCCAAGTATGTCAGTTACGTTTCCAATAACAACACCAATTTGCGTCATCATTTTACTGAACTTATTTTGACCTGCTTCCGAATTGGTTAACGCTGTAGCTACTGCCATAATAGCAACAACTAAAGCACCAATTCCTGTTGCAATAATAGCTACTCTCATTAATTTAAAGCCTTTAGTGGCTCCTGTTATTCCTGTAATCATTCCTTGGAATCCACTTATTGCTCCTCCTGTTTGTCTATCTATAACACCCAGAACGCCTGAATAATCTCTTTGGTTTTTGACGCTATCTTTAAGAGCTTTGTTATCTTTTGTTCTTGCTTGTTTATTTTCTGTTAATCTTGTTTTGGTTCTTTTAAGATTTTTATTTTGATTTTTTATTTCTTGGTTAATTTCTTTTAATCTATTAGCATCTTTTTTACTTGTCTTTCCCCTTATATCTTCAAGTTTTTCAATTTGTCTTTGAATATCTTTAAGCAAATCTTCTTGCTGCTCAATAGTTAAATTTATTTTATCAAGTTGTTTTTGAGCCTTTTGTGTATCGGTCTGTATTACGATTACTTTTGTTATTGCCATTATAATATGTCTTTAATTTGTTTATATGCTTCACTCCAAGTTGTAGCAAGTTTATTTTTCCCTGTTGCAATTCTGATATTTTCGGTTTCTTTATTACTATATTTTAATAAACTTATTATTTCTTTTATCATAGCTCATTTAATAGTTCTATGCTCGATTCACCTGTTATTAGGTTAGTCCTGATAGTATTAATTTTATAGTTTTGGCTGTTAATCGTTAAAGTATCATTCATATTTAAGTTGTAAATTATCTTTAATGGAAGCCACGCTTTGATTCGGGTAATTCGTCTTTTACCATTAAAAATGTTCTGAATATAAGTCTGATAGTTTTGCTCAAATAAAGTTTTAACAAAACCACTACTCGTTGTATATTCGTTCCTTTCTGGATAAAAGTTAATATTTTTTTGGTCGTTTGCTACTGTTACATCGAGCCCTAAACTATTACTCGGAATAAAATAATTATCAATTTCTATACTATTAGTTCCATCTAATAATGAAATGGAATCCGTACTACCCCCCGCAGCTTGATGAATAGCATAAAAGAATAATGGCTCACCTATATAAGCGTCTTGATTATCGTCAACGTAATATCCATATTGTATTGAAGTGGGGGGATTTAGTGGTGATTCTGTCGGGTCCACGTTAACTAATCTCTCATACATTACTGCTTCGGAATCTACGCTAATTTGATATTTTGTGTTCGACCCGTCTGGATTGTCATCGCCTTTATACCACATAGCTTTCCAAGGCTTTCCGTATATTTGTTCATATTGTTTAGCTAACAGAGTTCCGACTCCAGTATAACCAAAATCAATCTCGCTGTATGGTAATGCTACATTGACTTGACCTTTAGAAACGTCTATATAATTAGATATGTCATAAGTCGCTACATTAGTTGTATAAAAATCTTCAAGCTTTTGTACTCTAATTTTTCCAAAGTTCGTGTTTGTACTACCGTTTGCTAATAATGGTCTATCGTCATAATAAGCGGTCAAATTAAACATCTTGAAAAGAGACCTTAAAAAGTCTATGATTTTAATATTAGGAACTTGTTGTGTTATTTCAAAGGTAAACGTAGCCGTTACTGCAAATGCTGTGGTATAAGTTTCTACGCTAAAAGGCGGATTCCCTGCCAACTCCCATACAATACTTGAAAAACTAAAAGCACCCGCAGAAAATATTGTAATAGAATACTGACCTGCGTCCATTATTCCCATATCGCCTGCGTTAAATGTTTGTGTACCTGTTTGCTCTGACATTGTTGCCCACCCCACACCGTTTCTAATAATCACAACTGTATAAACTTCAGAACTTGCAGTAGTCATAATTAAATCTTGTTGAGTACTTGGCAAATAAAG